AGCAGTTACCGTTCCGCCGCCAGTAGTAGATGCGTTAGCCGCAGTGGCAGCAGTAATTTGATACGAGTTAGTATCAACATTGAACATCACGTATTGATTGTTGAGATCTAAGCCTGCTACCGTAGAACCACCACTAAATGTAACGTAGTCACCGTTAATGCCGCCGTGACCAACATCAGTAACAGTTACTACGGCAGAACCACTTATGGTTGTAAATGGATTGGTTAGTACCGCTGTCTCGCGGATAGGCGTGATGTCATTGTAAACACCGCCGCTCTCAACATAATATTTGACGTTTGTGCCTACGCCCAGCAGGTTGTAACCGCGCAGGGTTACCCAGTTCCACAAAGAACGAGCTACACCAAGATATGTATTACTGGAGATAGGAGTCCATCCGCCAATCTTTTGTGGATAGCCCGAACGAAACCTAATCTTATCGCACTCAAACCAACCGCCTTCGTTAGCAAGCGTGGTTCCTTCACGATTCAGACCTGGTCTCAGTTGTAATTTTTGGAGAGGCACGTTATACTCCTATGAAGGAGGTTACTATGAAATCGTATGTATACATTTGGTTCAAACCTGACTGGTCTCCATTTTATGTGGGTATTGGCAAGACGCGAAACCGCTGGAATCCGCTATATGCCAAGTCCAAAGACAGAAACGAAGCTTGTCTCCGAGTTATTACAAAGTATGGTGCTGAAAACATAAAAGTACAACGCATGTTCTTTGACACTTGGGAAGATGCCTGCGCTACTGAACGCTCGCTCATAGCTTGTTTTGGGCGATACGAGCATGGCGGAGTTTTGTACAACTTTACCGATGGAGGAGAAGGTAACGTCAATCCACCTGCTGCCGAACGCGAGGCAAAACGATTGCGGCTATTAAATCCTTCGCATCCAATGTTTAGCTGGCATAAAATTCTAAACAATGACCCAGAAATCCACGCAAAACGTGTTGCATCTTTACGCTCAACGGAAGTGCAAAATAAAATATCCGCCGCCCTCAATGATCCCGATAAAAAAGCTGCCAGATTAGCCAAGCTGCGGGCAACCATAGCCTCGCCTGAATACCAAGCCAAGCTGGCCTTGCGCCGCAAACCAAAACCACCCAAACGGTCGCCGGAAGAACTTAGGGAATACCGCAGGAATCTACTAGCAGAGCGCAACAAGGATCCTAAATACACAGCCAAACGTGTGGCGGCACTGAAGCAAGCATCACAGGCAATCAGTAATGGCGTCAAACAATCCGCTGAAACACGCGCCGTAACCATGCAAACTCCAGAAGTTCAAGCCAAACTACGCAAACCAAAAACAGCAGAACAAAAACAAAAAATATCTGCCGCACTAAAAGCTAAGTGGGCCGAGCGCAAATCTAAGGTTTGATGTAATGGCATTTTTATCCACCCAAATACAAAGCGCGCTCATCACTGCGCCGATTAACCAGTCCTTTGAGTACCTTTCCGCCAGCTTTCGTATACTTCATAAACTCTTCGGCTGCACCCGCGTAATCTCCGCGATTGTGTTTTTGCCGTAAAGTGCTGCGCTGTAATGTACCCAGTCCTACATTAAAACTAAAACTGACCAAAGCGTCCATCCAGCCTTGCTTACCGCGAGCAGTAGGACAGTATTTAAGAACTCCATTCTCAAACCGCTCAAGATCTTTAGCAAGTATGGCATCAACTTCTTCCATCGTAAATCGTCTATTCCAACCTTCTGGACAAGGCAAACCTGCTCTTTCTTCAATCTTTAACTTCCCGTGGTTAGGATCAATCACATGACCCACGCCAATCGTCCACAATTTAGCCGGACATTGATATGGCTTTAATCGCACACCTTCATGATGAGCGATCATCTTTAGCGCCTTGGGGCTGATCATTTACCAAACGCCCTGCCGCCAAAATGAAACGTAATAATTGCTGCAAACAAAGCCTGAGTCTCGTCATCCCATAACTGGTCAGCTAACGCATTAAACTCTACGCCGCTACTTATTCCTTTGTATGCCAGCGTTGCATCTATAGCCACTAGCAAGAAGAAGAACCCATAAGTAATTACAGGACGCACACTAGCGCGTAAGTCTTTCATCCATGTAGATGTACCTTCACCTAATGCCGCATCATGCGCGTAGATTGCATTCATCTCTGCTTGTTGTGCGCCGATTAACGATTGGCGAGTATCTGCTTCTGTTTGTGTCTTTATCTCGTCTAGTTTAATAGCTTCGATCTGTTGTTGGGCTGCAAACCCTGCGGCTGCTAATTGTAGTTCGCGTTCGGTCTGCATCTGAGCTAGTTTTAGCTCATGGTTTTTGTCTGATTTGTCTTGAAAGAAGTCGAGTAGTTTGGGTAAGCCGCCCATCAAAAACGATATAAATGTTGAAAGTAGTGTCAGCATTATTCCCCCTGCATCTCCATCATTATCTTTGCGCGTAACTCACGCATCTTTCGTACTTCTTCCATCGCCTTAACTGTGGCGTTGTTCATGTCCATATACATAATCCCCATAACCGGCAGCACAATAACTAGCACAATACACAAAACAAGGACGGTGACGAGTAAAGACCACGGTATGTTTGGCTCGTCCTTATCAGTATCATCACCCATAGGAACCACAATATTATGAACACGACCGCGAGAATTGATGTCATCTGTTCCGCGATTTTTCTTTTTATACTTGCCCGTCGCCATTGAGCCACCTGTTGCTTGTGTAGTTCTTGGCGCTGGATTTCAGCACGTTCCGCCTTCACCCTATCGCGCATTACTTCAAACTCTGACCATATCGCACCAAGTTCCTTTGGCGCTTGGTACACCATCATTTCGCGCAACTCAGTTTCCAATCGAATCATTTCTTTTACTGCCATAACCCTGTTAAACGCTTCTTGATTTACAGACAGCTCAGGGTCACGAGCTTTCTTTGCCTTTAACTCTTCTTCATGTACATGCGTTTCTAACTGCTCATGCGCTTTAAAGAAATGACCAAGGTGTCCGCTTATATCAGCGACAACATCCTTGGCCTGTCCATACGCATCTACTAGCTCCATCCCCTGCGCTTTGTACTCTTGGTACATCTCACAACCTTTGCGTATTGCAGCGGCTGCGGTCTTTGCTGCGGCTAGGAGGGTAAGCGGATCCACGATGTAGTAGCTTCATCCCATGAATACATATTGTTATCTGATGGAAAAGGGACTGGCGGTTGCCAGACAACATTGGAATCTAATGTCCAACTTGGGTGTGGTTGTGGTGGAACAAAAGCATCAATATCTGCGCGATATGTATAACCTATGCCAGCATAGTTTCCACGATAAGGAGTTCCACCATTGCTGTGAACATTGCCTGTAGTGTTATAACTAGTGCGCTTGCATACTTGACCTCGAAAGTCACCATACCATTGTTCCCAATCAACGCCATCTTCGTTTTCGTCTTTACCTACAATGACTTCAGTAACAATATTGTTTTCATCAAGAAATGCGTAGTGAGCCATCATTCTTCCCCTAAATGCAATCCGGTAAGACTTTCATCCGAACCAATGTAGCCTTTTAAAAACGTATTAAACGCTATGCTAATACGTGTATTGTCATCTTCTTTCGTCTGTACCATGTGAGTCAGATGCGATGGAAATAGAATCAAGTCCCCTGCACCTACCTCAAACCACCACGATTCGCTGTTATAAGGATTGTACTCAGCAGCAGGTACTTTAATGCGCTCATACCCATCCTTATAAAAATAAATCTTATCGAATTCTCTATTAGCCTGTGGATAAAACACACCAGATACGACGCTATTAGGATGAGCGTGTTTATGATGATGTTGTCCTTTTTCTGTGTAATTAGCCCAACTTTGCGTTAAATATAAACTCACATCAAACTTAGGAGCATGAATAGCTTTGAAGTATTCCATCATCGAATCTTCAATAAACTCACGCAGCTCAGTTAATTCCTTGCTCTTTAGAATCTTGCGATCATTGCTAGTCGTATTACCTTCGTTAGCATGACACTCCTGATTTTTAATAAACTCTAATTCAGTCTTAGTTAAATCACGACCAAACTTAAAAAACGCTACCGGAGTAGGAAAAAGATTATTTACGACCATGAAACATTACCTGTTCCAGCAGTAAATGTAGCCACTGTATTTCCACCAGAGGGTGCTGTTGTATAAGTTAAACCTCCTCCCGGATTACTAATCGTATAAGTATTTGGATATTTAATAACGCAAACGCCGGAACCCCCCGCGCCCCCGCTGCCGCCGCCGCCGCCAGCATTCCCGCCTCCGCCGCCTCCAGTATTTACCGTACCCGCCGCACCGGGTGCGTTACTGGCGCCGCCACCGGCACCGCCGCCGCTGCTCGCCGTGCCACCGGTAGCGTTATATGAACCGCCGCCTCCGCCGCCTGAATAAGCTATTGAGTTAATATTAGCGGTTGTACCTGAGCCGCCATTACCTCCAAGTGCAGAAGAGCTGTAATTTGGATAAATTGTGCTTCCTTGAGAACCTGAAGAACCCGCGCCGCCGCCGCCTCCACCACCGCCATTTGTTCCGTCAGCACCATTATTTCCTTGAGGAGCGGTTCCGCTTCCTGCTGTAAAAGCCGGAGCAGAAGAACCAGATAATGTTCCTTCCCCGCCGCCACCCGACCCACCGTTGCTACCAATCGAGCCACCCGCACCGCCGCCGCCGAGAGAAGTAATAGTAGAAAATACTGAATTACTGCCATTTCCGCCATTCCCCCCACCGCCAGCACCACCCCCTCCAACAGTAACAACGTAATTAGTTAAAGTATTTACCGAAAATCCTGTAGCTTGTTTAAAGCCGCCGCCGCCGCCTCCGCCGCCCCAATTTGAGCCGCCGCCGCCTCCGCCAGCTACAGTTAAGTAGTCAACATTAAATAGCACACCAGCAGGCCCACTACTCATTGCTTGCATTAATTTTGTATAACCAAACATATATCAACCCCTATTAAGGTACATATCCTTGAGCATAGTTACCGTACCAATTTGCACCGTCAGCTATAAACGTCAAAATATCCAAGCGATTTGCAGTAACCGTAATAGTAGGCGCAGTATTACCAACCCACTTTACCCCAGTCCAAGTCGATGTATAGCTTCCAGATCCTGTTTTAAGAAGCAAAATAAATGATTTGCCTGCGGTAGTTGCAGGCATTGTCCACGTACAGCTTGCAGTTAAATTGGCTGTAATTACTGTTGCGTTAGCAATGTTTAAAGTTTGCGTTGATCCAGTATTACCAATTACTAATACGTTTTCAGTATAAGCATTGATTGTTGTGTTACCTACCGTGCCACCAATAATAGTTACATTGCTAGACGTTACACCGTTAGATGTGCCGCCGTTAATAGTTGAATTACTAAATGAAACAGCGTTTGATGTACCACCGTTGATGGTTACATTACTAAACGTAGAAGCATTTGATGTAACACTGTTTATGTTTCCGCTAACAATTGATACGTTGCTAAACGTGGATGCGTTGGAAGTAACGCTGTTTATGTTGCCGTTAGTAATACTTACGTTTGTAAACGTAGAAGCATTAGAAGTAACACTGTTTATATTTCCACTAGTAATTGTTACATTTGTTAAAGTTAGTGCGTTTGCTGTACCGCCAGTAATAGTTACATTACCTAATGATGAAACATACGTTATTACATCATTGATGTTTATACCGTCATTAAAAACAATCGTACTTCTACCAGCAGGCAGAGTAAATGACGTTCCCGTCGGAGAAGCGTTAGTACCGTTGGAAATAATGACAGAGTTGGATAAACCATTCGTCACTAAATATTGCTTCTCAATCGCAGGCACAAACAATGTCTGCACACTGGAAATTGTTCCAACTAAATTAAGCCGTAGATTACGCGCAGTTTGAGCCGCATTCGTATCTGTCAGTGCTATCGCCGCGTTTGAGCTAGCAAAAGTTACGTTGGAAGAACCAGTGATAGCTTCTTCAATGGCTGTACCAAGGTTAGTGTTTGTCGTGTTACCCCACGTACCGGCCTGATCGCCCGTGCCGATAAGTTCAATCTTTAGGCTGCTATATGTGCTTGCCATGATTCGTCCTTACTAATAAGTGTTTATGAGAACCCAATCTTCTGTAATGCCAGTATCAATTGGCTCCCACAGTGACCTTCTGTTTACAATGTCCTGCGCGGTAACCGACTCACTAATATTTTGAGCATACACGCCGTTAGGGAAAACTAGATCCGTTACGTTGCCTGTCTCACTAACAGTTACAACAAAGATTCCTAACGTGCTTAATATGCTCTCTGCATTAACTGTTTCTTGAACCGTTACAACAAAATTTGCATTTGCGTTTGTAGTGTCAGCAATTACTGCTTCTTCATTTACATAACTAATAATTGCAAATGATGTTTCTGAGCTTGAATCATCTACTACTGTAACCGTTTCTGAAACAGTGCTAAGTACAGGAGCAGCTATGTTTGCAGATGATGCGTCAGCAATATTAGCTGATTCAGCAATAGAAACCGATACATCTTCGCTAGGTCTTGCAACTACATCAGAAATAATAGCTGTTTCAGATACACTAACTTCAACAGCAGGTACATAAGCTACCGTGTCAGATGCACTTACTAAACCACCATTACCTAAACCCCATACATCAGAACCCCAAGCGCCTAACCCCCAACCTGCGTTAGAGATTACTGGGTAGTAAACCGAGCAGCCCCACGCCGCAGGCTCACCCCAGCTACCACTGCTATAGCCGCCATCGACTTGGGCCACACATTACCCCACAGAAACAAGCTGATCTTCCGTGAACCAACGCTCATGCTCAACGCCGTCGGCAGTCCATGCCAACAGATAATAAATAGTACCGTCTTCATCCATGCGCATCTTAACAATCGGGCCTTCCGGCAAAACTGTATTGACCTTAACTACGTCGCCTTTTTTAAACATCTTTATCTCCTATTAGGTCGCGTCAAGGTTGAACGAGTATGTAACAAGCAGAACGTCACCACTCACCACTGTACGGTCACCAGGCGATTGGAAGTCTGATTCAGAGAACAGCAAGCCTGTGGTGCCTGTCGCTACATTTGTTAAGAACGCGCCAGCAATAGTGGCATTTGCATTCATGGTAAACGATGCTGTAGACGATGAGTTGTTGATGTTAGATGGGTCATTCAACGTAGCTGTACCAAACGTAGCTGCCTTGCGGTTGCCAGAGTAACTAGTGTTCTCAGTCCAACCAGCATGGGTAGCCAACGTATCGCCACCGGAGAACGTAGTAGAAGCAGATGTACCGTTAACCAAGCCAACATACCAAGCAGCCGTGTAAGCAGAACCACTAAAGAACTTAGTGTTCATGTCTTGCAAACCGGTATTAACTACCAAGTTAGGAGCAATATCTACCCACTTCTCATTGCCGTCTTTGTCCATGCAGGTAACGGTAAACGCACCGCCAGCAGACATGCCCTCAACAAAACCAGTCTTACGTGCAGTAGTACCTGCAACAATTTCACTGGATTTAGAATTTTCGATACCCATGATTACTCCTTACGTTATACGAATTAGCGCACTGGACTCTGTGTCAGGCGGCAAATTTACTGTAAATGTGTTGTTGCCAGTTTGAATCTTGTCCGAACCAAAGTCCAATACTGCTATCGAGGCGTTTGATTTTGTTGCGTTATAAATCAATGCACCCCTAGTTGTAAACTGAGCAGGACTCCAAACCACATTGCTAAAGCTTACATACACTGTATTGCTACCACTATTGATGGTCACGTTAGACAGTGTTTCACCGCCCGCAGTGTAGCCAGTACCACTAATCTCATTGCCCGTTGTGTACGCAGTCGTATCCTGATCTAACGTGGCATACGCGGTGTACAGCGCCATCTTCAAAGTATCTGATGCTACGTTCTGCTTACCGTTCAGCATGTCAACCTTGAAGCTTGTAGTCAGTCCTTGATAGATTGTCATGTGACTCTCACTCTAGTCTGACCACTACGGTACGCGTCCTGCCTTTCAAGGCCGTCACCCAGACGTTTCAACTGACCTAATGCTTCGTTGTACTTTGCTTCTACATTGGCGATTAAATCCTGCTCACCCTTCATGTACAGGTAAGCCTCGCGCAAGGAGCCATACAACAGCACCGGATCATAGTTGTCACCTAGCCAGCTTGTACCAGCAGTAACAATTGATTCTGGGTAATAGTAATAATGTAATTCTGCATAGTATGAACTGTTTGGCGTTGGGCCAAGAATAAATGTCAGTTCATTCGATACTGTGTTGCTTGCTACCGCTGGGCCAAAGATTGCGTAATACGATGGCAGTCCTGTATCTGCGGGCGTTGGATACGCTTCACGAATGTAGTTCACATCTTTGTTTAAAAGATAGTGATATACCTCATTTGAAGTATTGTAGTTCTCAATAACCGCCAACGAATACACCGACATAAAGTCCAGCGGGCAGGGCAAATACTTGTTACCAGTAGTCAATACGCCCGTTTTGTTGGAACGTAATGACGGAAGCTGAACAGTGTTATAAACACGTTCTTCTGTCTGCTGTACAAACGTAGGAATATAAGACTCAAACTCGGTCTCGTAGTTCTCCGTGTACGACTGAATCGCAGCTTTTAACTGGGCGTAATTCATTTAAGCCATCGGCCCCCGGCACATCGTGCCTTTAGTTGCAGCGCCAGCACCACGCATCTTGATGCCGTCAGTCTTAACAGGCTTTGTATTACCCTTGCTTAGACCAGCTACAGAGATGTTCATGTCATCCATAACCTTAGCGCCAGTGGTGTAGGCAGAATCAGCCTGAATGCTAGACGCCTTACCCTTCATATCGTGCGGGGCAGCGTAAACAGCAGCTTGGCCTACTTCCTTACCTTTAACCTTCTGCGAGAACTTAGCCATTATCGACCTCTACCGTTGGATTTCTGGTTCATAGCGCGAGCAATATTGCGACCATATTTTTCCATGGATTCAGTAGTTACGCCACCTTTTGCCATCTTGTGCATACGCTTTTCGTGTGACTTAACTTCTTTACTAGCGATCTGCTTAACTTGTTTTGTGTCCATCTCGTACTCCTAGTTTATGGTTACGTTTGAAACTGACGTACTAGCTACCAAGTTGTTCGGGGTCAGTCCGTTATCAATACCTCTTGCGCCACCTATCGGGTTCCAGCCCCACTGTATTATCCGGCTACCACCACTAGGATAACCATTCTCTGTAATCAACGGCCCAGATTGTATGTTCGTCTGTAAGCCTGAAAAACCAGACTGCCAGTATGAAACATCAGGCCGTGGATCACGTACAGCTTGTGGATCATTAACCGGATATAAGCCAAGACTTAACTGCGGCTGATCCGGCTCCCAACATGTCTTGCAAACTTTGATGTTGACGTTCTTGGTCTTGATCGTCAGCTTCTTTAATTCTTTCAGCAGATACCTAAAACCACATCGGTCACATTCTGCAATTGATTTCTTACCACTCGTATACTTACTTGGCATACATCACCTGTAAGTAATCATGCGAGGCACCAAACGATCTGGCGCTTTCTCGCGGTCTTCTCCTGCCGCCATCTCCCACGACTCATCGTACTGAGCCTTCAGTAACTGTATGCGCTCTAAGCCGCCTGGCAGCTTCATAGCCAGCCTGTACGCCAAGCCACATATCAGCGCCTCTTGGAAACGGAATGGAATATCTTCCACATTCACACCGTTACCTGCATCAGTCATACGGCGCAAACGCCAGTAAACAAAGTAGTAGAACGGCGCACTTACTGTTCCCTGATCTGGTGTAGGCCACACAGTAAACTGAGGAACCTTTGGCGTAGCACCTGGAGTATCCGTAGTTTGCCCAGAGCGGCGATTTATATACACCTGAATCGGGCGTCCCTGCGTCAACTTATTAGGTATCGTTGAGTACGTAGATACGCTTATTCGGTTGATGTTGATGTCGATCTGGTTCGCTTCGGAGCCAGGGTAATTACGAATAACATGCTCGATAAGATCAACAGTATCGTCAGGAAGGTCATACGTATTCACCCCTTGTATCAAAGGTATGGTGCCAGTATCAATAGTCCACAGATTGATGCCGCGATTAGCCCACTCTGCCAGCAACAAATTAAGACTGCGGCGCGCTGTGCGGAAGTCATAGCCAGTACGTAACTCCAAGCCGCAACGCTCGAAACTTTCTTCGATGATATCGTTAAGGGTAGGATTAAACGCTGTGGTACTGGTTGTGTATGGCATTGTTATACCTTTACTGCTTCCAAAGCTTTTTTATAAGCAAGCCGAGCCTCTATTTCAGTATCAAAAACACCAATATATTTATGGTCGCAATTGACTTCATATCTTGGTTTTTTATACCGCTTAGTGCGCACAGTAAATCCTTTTGCATTTCTGTTTAACTGCTGTTGCCTGCCAGTTGCTTTTCGTAAATTACACCATCTATTATCGTGCGGATCTCTATTTATGTGATCAATACTTATAGTAGGCCATTCACCTTCCGTGCAAAAAAAAGCAAACTGATGAACGGGAACCATCCTAATAGATTGCTTTTGATACGTACCAATTTGCAACCCAAAAGATAAATAGTTACCGCGTTTTTGCAACTTTAATACTTTAC